ATTATAGGTCGTCATGTGAGTGACCTACGGTAAAGTTATAGCAGTCGGTCTTTGATTGAATCCTGGTCTATTTTTTTGCTCAATTGGTAAAGCATCCCAAGCTGCTTGAGCCGCTGTTACTTCTGCATCAACAATTGCTTGTGCTTCTGCTTTAGTTTTTTCAACTCCGTTTTTCTCTGCTAACCATAGAGCTCCTTTTTCAGAATTTCCGACTACCCAAACGTTGCCTGGGAATCCTCTTAAGAAAAAGTTTCTTCTATCTTCTGCAGTAAAAAAACCTTTGCCTGTGTTAGTTGCTGTACCGTATATAAAAAGTGCCATATTTATGCTCCTTGGTTAGTTATTATAAGTCAATTTATACATAATGTAAACTAACTAATTAGTTAGCTTGTTGTTATTGTTTTTACTGTTAAAATGTCTCCTGTAAATTCTTCGGTTGCTGCTACAAAAGTTGAAGGTCCTGTAGCGCCACCAAATGCAAGTCCCGCTGTTTGCGTTCCTGCTCCAGCTAAAGAATCTCTAGCCGTAGCCATATTTGCAGCAGTTGACCAAGAAATTCCATTGTATAGTTCTGTTAACGCTACTCTTGTAGGTGTTGATCCTCCAAATGTAATAGCCGCTGTTTGAGTTCCTGCTCCAGCTAAATTATTTCTTGCTTGATTTAAAGAACCTCCAGCTGTCCAAGTTGATCCATCATATTCTTCTGTGGCGGCAGATCGACTTACTGGTGTGTTTCCACCAAAAGCTAAACCAGCAGTTTGAGTTCCTGCTCCAGCTAAAGCATATCTAGTTGTTCCTAATCCTGTTGGATTATTTGCCCAAGATGTACCATTAAATTCTTCTGTAGCTGATACTATTCCTGTAGGTCCTGGTACAAAACCACCAAATGCCAAACCTGCGGTTTGAGTTCCCGCACCTCCTAATCCATTTCTTCCAGTATTTAAATTTCCACTTGGTGACCAACTTGTTCCATCATATTTTTCAGTAAGTGCTCCTTTTGTTGCAACAGGATTTGAATAACCTCCAAATCCAAGTCCAGCAGTTTGTGTTCCACAACCTGTAAATAAAAATCTTGCCGTTCCCATATTTCCACCAGGACCCCAAGTTGTTCCATTATATTCTTCTGTTGCATTTGTTTCAATAGAACCATTAAATCCTCCGAATGCTAATCCTGCTGTTTGAATGCCTGCTCCACCTTCTCCTGTTCTTCCCATACTTAAATTACCTCCACTCGCCCACGATCCTGCAAGTATTACTTCACTCTTAAATGTTCCCGAAGTTGTATTATACCAAATTTGTCCTTCAATATCGGAGCTCGGATCTGAACTGTAGTTCTTGACGTATTTACCAAAAATTTCTTTGTATGTTGTCATATTATGATGTTGTTATTTTTTGTACTGCGAATGATGGATCTGTAAATTCTTCTGTTGCACCTGTTGGAGCAGTTGTATATCCACCAAATCCTAAAGCTAAAGTTTGAGTACCTGCTCCTGCAAGACCAAATCTAGCTGTTGACATACTTCCAGTATTTGTCCAAGCTGATCCATCATATTTTTCTGTGGCTCCTGTAATTCCTGAAGCATCTCCACCAAACGCTAAACCTGCCGTTTGTGTTCCTGCTCCTGCCATTTCTGCTCTAGTAGTATTTAAATTTCCACCAGCCGTCCAAGTTGATCCATTAAATTCTTCTGTAGCATTGGTTTGTGCAGTTGAAGTACCACCAAAAGCAAGTCCTGCAGTTTGAGTTCCTGCTCCACCTATACCACGTCTAGCTGTAGCTAAATTTCCACTTGTTGTCCATGCTGAACCATCATATTTTTCAGTTGAATTTGAGTTACCTGAACCATCATTATAACCACCAAATCCTAAACCTGCCGTTTGCGTTCCTGCTCCTGCTAATGTTCTTCTAGCATTATTTAAACTTCCTCCTGGTCCCCAAGTTGAACCATTATATTCTTCTGTTGCAGATTGCGGAGTTACTCCTGGAGGTGCTAAACCACCAAATGCAAGTGCTGCCGTTTGAGTTCCACAACCTGCTAATTGTCTTCTAGCAGTAGCTAAATTTCCACCTGGTGACCAAGATGTTCCATTATATTCTTCTGTAGCATTTTGAACACCTGGTGGTGGATTATTACCACCAAAAGCTAAACCTTCCGTTTGAGTGCCAGCACCTGCTACATTTACTCTAGCTGTAGCTAAACTTCCACCACTCGCCCACGCTCCACCAATACTTCTATAACCTTTTAAAACTCCAATTGTATTATTATACCAGATCTGACCGACTTCTGGATTTGTAGGATCTGATGATACTGACTGTATTGCAGTACCGCGTATTTCTTTAAAGGTTGTCATTCAAACCTCCCTTAATTATTCTGTAATAGCCAACCTTGAGTATTATCCGTAAACACTAATGTAAGTCCAGCTCTTTCAGTTGCGACAGTTAAATCGGTTGCCGAACCTTGAATGGGTTTGCCATTTCTTGCAATTGTTAAATTATTCGTGTCAAATGTGCCAGCGTAATCAATAATGGATACGAAATCACCTAACGTTGGTGAAGCTGGTAATGTTGCTGTAATCGTTGTTGATGTTGTATCTACAAAATATCCTTCTTTTGCAGTTACGTTAAAGTCTGCAGTTTTAACTGCCTGCCACGCAGCGCCGCCTGATACAGTTGCAAAGGATAAATTACCAGAACCATCTGTTTGAATAACTTGGTTCGCGGTTCCTGTTGCTGTTGGTAATACTAATGTGTAAGAAGATGCAACTGTTCCAGCTGCTTTAAGTCCTACGTATTGTCCACCTGTTGTATCTTGAAATCTTGTTTCTCCTGTTGCACCTATATTTAAATTTGTACCATCCCAAAATAAATTAGCTGAACCGCCAAATGATCCTGCATTATTAAACTGAATTTGTGTATCTGATCCACCTGGTACTCCTAGAGGAACATCTGTTATATTTGTTCCATCAGAATAAACTAATTTAAATCCTTTATCAGTTGTAGAAAAAGTTGGTCCTGTTCCTGATACAGTTTTAAATTGAACTGTAAAAGCACCACTTGTTCCATTATATAGAATGTAAGTTTTTTCAATTGAGTCTGGAATTGTTACAATTTGATTTCCTGTTATTGTTCCTGAAAATTTTATAACAGCATTTCTAGCATTAGATAATGTTGCATTTGTCATTGCAAGAGCTGTAGTTTGAGCTCCACCTGCAATGCTTACTTCTTGATATCCAGCAATTGCTTGTTGTAAAAGTTCTAAGTTTGTATTTGTTTTAGTTCCCCATGTACCGGCGTTTTCGCCTGTAACCATAAGTTCTAGTTTAAGGTCTGTAGAATAACTTGATGCCATATATTAATCCTTGTTGTTATATATTTAAATTAAGCAGCTATGTCAACTTCTGTCCAATTAGCAGGCGTTCCTGTACTTACCTGTGAGTATACTGCTGGGGTTCCAGTATTTACTTCAGCCCAAGCTGTAATATTAACAGATCCTACACTACTTTGAGAAGAAATTCCAGTAACATTTATAGTTACATTAGTTGTAATATTTAAGCTACCTATTCCTGTATTTGCCGATACTCCAATAACGTCTACTACAGATACAGCATCTACTACACCTATTGCTGTAGTTAAAGCTATGCCTGTTAATTCTACGTTAGCACTTCCTGTTTCTTCTGTATTTCCTAATGATAAATTAGCTTGTAGTCCAGTAACATCTACATTTGCATTAGCTGTAACTGTTGTAGTTCCAATAGAAGAAGTAATACTAGAACCAGTAACATCTATATTTATATCTGCTTTTGCAACTACTGTTCCAATAGAGGAATTAATTGTGCTTCCAACAACATCTACAATGGCTCCTGCGTCAGAAATAGCTTGGCCTACAAAAGAGTTAAGTGTGTGTTCAGAAACATTAACTGATATATTTCCGCCAGCAGAAATGTCTACCGTTCCAACAGCTGTATTAGCTTCAGATCCTGTAACTGCAAAATTAGCAGTTGTAAGAATAGTTACGGTTCCTGTATTTGAATTTAATAAATCTGGTGCTGTAACAAAAACTTCAGCGTTACCATCTGCAGTTGCATTTCCTATATCTAATTGTAAAGAAGATCCTGTAAGATTTACTACAATATCAATTGCAGCGACAACAGTTCCAACAGCTGTATCAGCTTGAACTCCTGTCAATTCTATTTGATAATTATCTCCCCAAACGGTTTCTCCCCAACCGTTAAAACCCCAGCCTTCGGTTAGATTAGGTTCACCGTTCCAAACATTACTTCCCCAGGTGTTTCTTCCCCAACCATTAGCCACTGTAAGTTACTCCTTACGCTATTCTTATAATTGCAGCGCTAGTTGTAAATGCAGGGAATTGAATTGTGAAAGTTCCAGATGTTGATGATTTATCAGTACTAAAATTTAATACGCAAACAGCTGTATTAGAATTTGAAGTATTGTAAATTAAAGCTCCTCTTGCTGTAATAGTTGCAGAAGTAAAACTTAAATTATTAAAGTCTACGATTGCAGTATTTGATGCTAAAGAAGTTCCAGCATTCACTAATGCTCCGCCACCAGAAACATATGATCCAGAAGCAGCAACTTGATTTGTTGTTGTAAATACCGTAGTTGACTTTCCTAAAGTCGCACTTGAAGTATATAGAGCAAGTTTAAATTTATCTCCTGTGGATACAGTGAAATTATGCTTTCCTTCTAAAAGTTCTTTTTTAAAAGAATTGCAAATTGCATTTGTTGTTATAGCCATTTTTTACTCCTACTTATTTTGTTGAATATTAAGACGAGGAACACCATCGTGGTACTCATCTCTTCTTCTTCTACCCATTTGCTCTAAAGCAAAACCTTGAACAGCTTCTTTATATTTTGTTTCATATAATTGCAACATGTCCGTAGGTCCTTTTAAAAACCCATATGCTTCTATTAAGCAAGCGTATAATAAGCCGTTTGGAAACTTCGTACTTAAAAACGTAGATGTATTTGTACTAGATAATTGAGCAGGTTTCAAGATATAATTTAGCTCTACCGCATACGTGCTCGCGGGCGTAGGAGCCACAATAACGTTGCTATCATTATAATTACCATAGTATTTAGGTACTCCAGTAGCTCCAGTGCTATTATATTCAGTTATAAAAGAAACATCTCTCGGTTCTAAATAAGTTCTAGGATTACCTGTTTGAGTAGTATCTACAACTAATAAAGATTCTATAAGATATACGTCACTTGGAACCGATAAATATTTTTGAGAGGCTATAAAATTAGATGAATAATAAACTCTATTATTATCAACATCTACATCTCTAAATATTCTATATTCCGCATCTTGAATAAATCCATTTATAATGGTTGCAGTAAATACATCACTACTTACTTCTGTGTAATCTCTAATTTTAGTAACAAGTTCTGAATATGTCATGGTGTTGTAGTTGTTGGTCCAACTGTTATAGGGGCTCCTCCACCACCTATTGCAGTTTGAGTTGCTGTAACTCCTAAATTTACATAATAAAAATCAGTTGTAGGAAAATCTGCTTGGCTTGTCCATCCAGATGGAGCACCTAAAGTTATAGAATAACCATTTGTATTGTTTAAAGTGTTTGGACTAAAACCTCCAAAACCATCTGCATAAGCAAAAGATATAATATCTCCTGTTTGTCTTTCATGATCGGGCTCATTTATTAATAAAAAATTTAAACCAGCTTGTGATCTAAAAGGATTTAATGGAAGTATTGTTCTTACAGCAGGTTCTACTCTATCAGGTCTAGCATTTTGTAGTGCTACTGGATCTGCAGCATGATATCTTGGACTAATTTGTGGATGTTTTGCCTCATATTCAGAAATATGAACTAATTCTCCAGTCCATTCTTTTACCATTTCGTTATATGGAAAAGCTTGACCTGATCGATCTGATATTGATTGAGAATATTTTCCTTTTGCAAAAGTAGCCATGTTAAATATTTGGATAATAAGATTGGGGTGAAATATATAAACTAGTTCTTTGACCATCTTCATCAATGGCTCTTAATAATTCATCTTCATAATACATTTTTAATTGTTCTGTTCTTGTTGGTGCGTATTTAAAAGATAAATAATAAGCAAGTCCTGAAACCATACATGGTAAAAATCTATAAGGTACATCTGCAGTGTTTGTATAAGCACCTGCATCTTGAATTCTTTTTACGTAATAATAACGAAGAGATGTATAAGTTACTGCATCTGGTGTTTGATATAAATAAATTACAGGATTAACTTGTCTATCTACATAATATTGACTTGGAGAACCTTGATCTGACTTATTTGGTATAGCACTATATTGAGATCTTGAAATTTTTGTCAGAGCTACATCATTACCAGAAGTGTCTCTTACAACGGCTTCTAAAACATCTCCACAATCTGTTGGAGTAGTATAGCTAGTTGTTCCAGCAACTAATGTGGTTGATTGTAAAGCTACTTTCCAAAGATGAATTCCTCTATTTCCCCATTCTGAAAATAGAATATTTAAAGAAACTCTTGCTTTCTTTAAATCAAATCCAGCTTCAGTTCCAATTCCACAACGTTCATAAGCTTCATCTACAATATCATCTATTTGTAAATCAAAAGTAGTTGTTCCTGATGTTGCCATTTATATATACCTCATTTTTGTAGTATCAACAATTCCACCATTTGCAAATTCTTTTCCTTTTACAAATGTTGCAACGTTTGTAGGTTTAGGTCCTGTGTTACCAGCAGCTCTTTTTCTTTGAACTGCAGAACGTCTTTGACCTTCTGACATTCTTCTTGCTTTAGCTAATGGTACACACTTTGGATAACCTTTTCTTTTTTCTCCTTTTGACCTGCCACAAGGAGCATAAGATCCATCTTTACGTTTAGATCCAATATCCACCCATTTTTCTGCAACCCATTTTCTTAAACCATTTGCCATATTAATAAACTTTTGTAACCTTTCTTCTATTATTCATAACTTTGCCACAACCTTTAGCAACAAAACCACCTCTTGCCATTTTCTTTTTTCCACCAGGCGTTACTTTTCCAGAACAAACTGCAGACGCATACATATTTGCATATGCGCTTGGATAAACATCAAATTTTCTTTTAGCCGCTGCTTTTCCTCTTGGACAAAGTTTACCCATTATTTTTTCCTTTTATTTTTTCGTTTATATGCAAGCATAGCTTTAGATGGTTTTGCACCTCTAAGCTTACCTTCTATTTGTTGTGGTATTTGTGCTCTACTTATTGGCATATATTAACTTATAGTTGAATATACAACTTTACCATTAATACGTTCTGCTTTCAAGTACTGCCTTCTGTTACCATAATCATTATAACTACAATGAATCCATCCGGAGTTAGGGTCGTTTGGACTCCAAAATTCTAATATACATTGATCATAATCAAGATTTTGAACACACCAATCGCTAACTTCTTTATTATGAATGCCAAATAGCTCAAAGTCGGCTGCTTGACCTTTGGTATGTTGACTTGTTGCAGAAGATCCAATGGCCTCACATAAAGCGGCTGATCTGTAACCTGAAGATATTGATACTGGAACTTTAAAATGATTACGAATGGGCTGTAGTATATTTTTACAAAGTAAAATTAAATTAGTAATATGTTCATCACTTGGTTCATTTGGAATTCCAAGTCTTATTGCCTCTTGAGATTTTGTTAATTCATCTAATGTAAAGTTATAACTTAATAACATAAATAGTATGGTATGTTTTCATTAATAATTCTGCGTATAGTGGATTAGTAGCATATTTTTCTAATCTAATAAAGTATCTAGTGGGTAAATTTAGATTATTATCTATTTGAAATTTTCTTTCTTTTCTAAATTCTTCATAATGATGATTCGTATTAAGTAAATTAATATAATATCTAACAGAATCGCATTTAGAATCAAATTTAGCTACTCTCCATTTAACTGTTTCTGGTACTCTATCAGGCAACATACCTTTTTCTAAGTTAGAAAATTGTCTAATTCCAAATAAATTATTTCCTTCTATAGCAAATCTAGAACGTCCATAATTAGACTCTAAAACTGCTTTGGTTATTACTAGTTCTCTGTTTATATGTTGCTCATAAGGTATATTTTTTTCTAAACGATCTAAACATTTATTCATTGATTCTATAAATTCTCTTTCTGTATCAGCCTTAAAGGCGGGTTCGACTCTATGATAGGACCAAACACTTAATAAAATAAAAAATATAATAGTTCCTATAAATATTAAGATGGCTTGGATAAGTTCTTTTTTTGATTTTTTGTCCATAATATCTTGTAATCCTTGTTATCGTAACATTTACAATATTGTGAAAGGCAGCATCCAACTGCTAGGTTGTTAATACACTTAGTCTTTTTTGACTTCATTAACTTGGTAAAACATCTTATCTGTATCCTCCGTTAACCAGTTTTTATTTTCAACATTCCATTGACTAGTTTGTACTTTATAATCAGGCCAATGTGATGAAGTAGTATAACTAGGCACATTCCAAAGAATGCGATTATTAGGCATGATAGCGTAATTACCGTTATCAAGAGCCAGAACATGCCCACACTTATGTTCGTGAGGTATTTCCGAATGTTCTGTGTCCAAGATATTACTCTCTGGATGAGCCCAGTCAATAGTAAATAAATATTCACCATGAATAAATTTATTTGATTTACTTATATATTTGCATCTTTGACCTTTTAAAAAATCAAAAACAGTAACGCTAGGATAATAACTAAATGAATTCCATAGTTGAAGATCGTCGAGATCTTGATGTTCCATTTTTCGTTGATACAAAGTAGCGCCGTTTCCTCTTTGAAGAAAAGCAGAGATAGGAAGCCTCCAATATACTGCACCATTCGTAAGTAAAGCATGAAATAAGACTGCACGCCCTGGAATACTTGCAATAGCAAAGACCACACAATCTTCAGTTTCGCCTTGATGTTCTCGTAAGTCATATAAATATTCTCTCCTTATTTGACAATAGATTGGTGGTATATTTGCATTTAGATAAGCCATTTGTCAACACTGTCGTCAAAATCTCTATAATTTATTGTAATTTCATCCCCTATATTTATATCTTTTAATGCAATCCCGTCATCATTAACACTTGGATCATCACTGTGATTTAAATATTTTTCATTATCAATTCCTAAAACTACAATTTTAGATCCTTTTTCTCTTTCATATGCATAATTATCAATCATTCTTGCAAGAGCTAATGGCATTCTAGGTAAATTTTCTTTATCAAATTCTATTTCAAATTCAGGTCTTACCTCTTTTATTTTTTCTCCTTTTTTTGCATTCTCTTTTGCAAAAACTCCAATACCGTGAATTTTACTTTTATCTAAGTAAGTGTCAATTAAAAACATTATAGATTAACACTTCCAACGTCTTCTTGCTTGTCTTAATCTTGAATTTGGGTCTTTTGCAGCACTTGGAAACATTTTCATTTGTCCTGCTGATCTTGCACAAAAAGATTTTCTTCTAGCTGCTCTTTTTGGTCCTGGGTTATCTTCTGTTACAGCAGTACTTAATTTAGAACCTGGATTCATTCTTCTGTATGCTTTGACACCAGCTTGTGTCATACCGGCTCCAGATTTAGTAGAACGAAAATATTTTTTATTTCTTGGAGGCATTCCTCCACGAGACATATTAACTGCTTTACCAGTCCCTTTTATTTGCTTTCCAAATCCTGACATATGTTTAATCTGATGTTAAACCTGGACCTGAATACTTATCTGTTAATAATGTAACTGCTGCAACATTTGTAAGTGTTGAAACATAAATTCCTTTTGGAAATAAAATCCCATCTTCAGGAAAACTAAAATTAATAACATCTCCTGCTGGCACATCTGCTGTAAATAAAGTTGTACCTGTTGCTGAAGTTGTTTTTAATTGAACAACACCGACAGTACTTGAACTACTAGATGCGATAATAATTCCTCTTAATCTTACAGGAGGAGCCACAATTACAGTAGAAGTAGCTGCTGTAAATCTAGTTGCTTGTATATCACCTTTATAACTCATTTTTTTCTCCTTATATTAAGAGCTCCCGAAGGAGCTCTTAACAATTAATTATTATGAATACTGAACTGGATTTGTTGGAGGAAGAGTAATGTACTCAATCAACCAAGTAAATGATCCACGTGCAGATGGTGTAGTTGTATTAGTTATATTTAAATAAATACTTCTTTCAGCAGAAGCATATAACGGACTTGCCGCTGGTGCTGCATCTGAAGCAGTAGTATTTAATAAAGTTGTAATGTAGTAAGATCCAACTGGAACAGATGTACCATCATCAAGAATTTGATCAGTAATAGCTGCTACAATGTCTTGTCCAGAACTTGTAGTTCCAACTTCATAACCAATGTCACCTGTTGCTACAGTAGCAATAGATGTACATATTAATGAAATTTTACTAATAATAGTTCCTGCTGGTTGTGTAAAAGTAGTAATACTATCACCAGTAGTTGCACTTAAAGTTCCTACAGAACTTCCACTAGATAATACATAATTATCTGTATATGCGCCTGTAGTTGAGTTTTGTACTGAATTCAAAAAACCGTTTAACGATCTTACTGGACCAGTAAATGTTGTTTTTGCCATAATTTATTCTCCTAGTTTTCCAATGTAGTCCTTAGGCATGTCGACTATACGCGTCTACATCAGATGTTAATGTATAGTTATTTATTTCTATCAAATAAAAAGGGCCAGGTCAATAGACCCAGCCCTTTTATTAAAACACTTAATGTAAGTGATTACGCAGCTCCCGGTGAACCGAAGATTCCTCTAGGATCAGAGAATCCAAATGAATATCTCTCTCTAGCTTTAAATCTCATGTTGCCAGTGTCGAAATCGCCTTCCATTGCTGTTTTTAATGAAGCTCTAACGAAATGCTTTAAGCCATTTGGCGCATCAGTTAAAATAAAGAATGCATCTGTGTCAGTTAAGAAATGGTTAATTACATAACCTTCAGGTAACATTCCCATATTTTTGATAGCGTTAATGTCATTATCAGCAGTTCCTACTCTTCCTGCAGACTTCATAAGTCTTTCAGCGGTAAATTGTAATTCTTTTGGAATTACTAATTTTCTACCTTGAGTAGCGATCTTTAAGCCTCTTTCGTCAACGAAAGCAGCAATGTCAATCAAAGATTGTTCTAATGATGTTTCGTTAAGGTCAGCAGCAGTCTGTAATTCATTTCTGAATGTACCGCCTGATACTAATGGATGGTCTGTAGCGCAAAGCTCTTTTCCGTCTCCACCAAGTTGAGAAGTGCTGAATGCATTGTTTAATACAGCAGCAGCTTTAACTTGTTTAGTATTAGCCATAGATCTTGCTAATGCTTTTGTGTATCTTGCAGCAAGTCTGTCATACAAGTTATCTTCAATTGCTTCTTCAGTAATAGCAAATGCTAAAGCAATAGTTTCGTGATTGTACCTTGCTGTAAAAGCTTCTTGCGCAGTATCAAAATTAATTGCTGCACCTTCTGATTTTACTGGGGCACTACCAAAACCTGATAGCATTACTTCTTCTTCAAAAGCTCTGTCAGATGATTCTTGTGTGAAGATCTCTGCATGCTCATTTTCGTACCTTTGGTACTCAAGTCCAAACAAAGCGTTCAAACCTGGTTCTAGTTCTTTAACTAGTTGTGCTCGTGATATAGCCATAGTTTAAGTCTCCGTTTAGTCGTTACCAGCGGTACCACTACGATACGCATGGTTGTTAATAATAACCAATACATCTACACCTGATGATGCAGCTGTATCAGAGTTGTCAGGGTTTTGCGAAATGTCGATTGCTTTCAACTGGAAAGTTGAAGAACTGTCGCCTGTCGCAACATCAAGACTAAATCTTGAGTTTCCTGAATTAGTGCTTCCTGCATTTGGATTAACTTTGTAGTTAGCATAAAGATCTGCCACAACAAAAGTTGCATCTGCATTAATAGAATACACTACATTCGGATCATCAATAACTGCTGCGATAATATCGTTAGCAGATACTGTTCCTGGATAGTAATTTTTATACGTCGGCTTTTGTGTAGTCGGGTCCGTATAATTTACACCATTAAACACACCCACAACTGGAACGTCATTAGAAGAAGCTACAGCGTTAAGCGTTCCGTTAGTGGCATTTAGTTTTACTAAATCACCTTGGAATATTGCTTTGCCGTAATTTTTTAAAATACGATACCTGTTTTGTGAATTGTTAAACGGCGTACCACCCAATAGTCTTACTGGTTGTAGTCCAGTATTACCTGTTTGATTTGCCATATTTATTTTTCCTTTTTAGGGTTAACAATTTAGTAAAAAGAACTATTTCTTTTTACCACCAAAACTAACCTGTGATGATCTATCAATACTCATAGGCATCTCAGGTCGCTGCTCCTTCAGAAGGTCGTTGTCAACCGCGTTCATTTGATCTTTAGTTTTTCTTCTAAAGTGGTCATTTCGCGATTCAACTATTTCATCCGGTATCCTTGCCAGCGCAAGGCCACCTACTCCAATGATTCCAGCGTGATTTCCTTCTGCGATTACAGGGTAACCATGTCCGTCTTCTAATTCATCAGAACGAACAAATTCGTAACCCTCTCTCACTCTTTTAGAAACGTTACCCGTGTCTTGGTAACCTTGTGTTTCTAAACGGATCCATCTGTGTTTGAATCCTGTTGGCGCTGGAGGCGCATCTAAGCTCGATGGTTGTTTCCAAACTTTTTTCCTTTCGGATTTATCTCTAGTTTGGTTTAGGCGCGAGGTTTTATCTATTTTAGTCATTTTATTGCTCCTTCACGTATTTAGCATATTCACTGATAGGTACACCCAATCTCTTAGCCACATTGACTTGAGCTGAAGTTAATCTAACAGTTTTGCGTCCAGATTTTGTTGTTCTTGTTGCGGATGCCACAGACTGAACGGGCTTGCGGTTACCGACGTTAGTATTTTGTTCATCTTTACTAACACTTTTTTCCTCGTTTGTAAACTCTTGAGGAAATTTCTTTCTCATATAGGAATCTATGGCTTCATAGTATTCATCGGATTTAGCGTTATATCCTTCATTTTCTATGAGTTTTTTATGTAAAGCCAAAGCTGTGTATGTCATAGCCTCATCTTTACCAAACCATGGATTTCTAGAAGCCCATTCTTCGGCTTTAGGATCTGGTTGAATTACCGGTTGTTGAACAACTTTTTCTTGTTCTGCTTCTTGTTTAACCGGAACTTCTTTAGCTTCAGATTCTCTTTCTAATTTAGAAACTCTTACTCGTTCCTCATCTACAGTAAGTCTTGCTAATGCTTCGTTTGCATTTGCAATTTCTTCTGCGTTTTGAGATTCAATAGCTGCTTTAAGTTTATCTCTTATAGCTAATTTTTGAGACTTAATTCTAGACTCAAACTCAGTAAGATAATTGTTATCCATAGACGTAAATTTCTTACGTATAGATTCACTCTCTTCTTTTATTTTTTTAGCATAAGCGATAGCTTCATTTTCTTTTCTTTCAGCCTCACGAAGTTTCCAGGTTAGTTCACTAATTCTTTTTTGAACTCTTGATTTGTGTTTTTCAAAGTCTTCTTCTTTTTTATCCTCTTCTTTTGTGGATAACTTTTCTTCTGACTTTGTTTCCTTTTCAGGTTTTGTTTCCTTTACTTCTTCTTTTTGTTCTTCAATTTCAATTTCAGGTTGTTTATCTTTAATTGCTTGAAGCTTGTCTATTTCTTTTTGAATTTCATTAGAGGCTTCCTTATTTGGAAGATCTATTTCAACTTCAACTGTGTCTTTTACTTCATCGTTCATGGTTGCTCCTTGTTAGTATACGTGAATAATATCTTCAGGGTTTTTAATGGTAGCAATTATTTCATCATCATTTAAGATACGAACTTCACCACCTTCAATTTTAAATCTTGAACCAGCATATCTTCCAAAGATTACCCAATCTTTTGCCTTGCACCATGGGCCTTCTGGAAATTTATCTTTATCACCATAAGCAAGATCACCAACTTTCAATACGTAACCAACAACGGTAGTAAGCTGCGTACGCTCAACTGCTTCATCAGGTAAATATAATCCACCTTTAGATTTTGATGGACCCATATAAGGTAATACTAATATTCTCCATCCAGTAGGCGTAGGCATTCTATCTAGAGCAGACGGCTCTATTTTATTTGGATCTAGAACTTTTTCTTTTTCTAGTTCTTCTTT